AGCGACCCCCGTCCTTCTCCCGGATGTGCCGTACCAACGTCAGCACTTCGTCGCAGGCAAGCATCAGGGCACCCCCCGGTAAAGCAGGCCGGTGCAGCCAAGGTGCAGTACAGCGGCCTCCCACAGCCTCTCATTGTCCGTCTTGGCCTTACTTACCCCGGCCACGTAGTTCACGCTGATCCCGTCGTTGGTCTCCGAGGCGATCCCACCCCCCTGTTCGTTGAGAAGGTAGGCGTCCGCCACAGCACAGCAGGCATCCCGGACCGCCGCGTCCTCCGTCCACGCTCCACGGATGCGCCGGAACGTCGCAGCATCCAGGTACGCTGAGGCCCGAATGGACAGGCGGGCGAAATCATCTTCGCCCATCTGCCCCCGGTAATCATCTCTGTAGTAGCTGTAATCCGCATAGGCCGCCATGGCCGCCTCCTTACTCGTTGGGGATCAGAGTGATCGCCTTGCTCACCGCAGAGGAGGCCACGGTCACCGTCTCGGCAACGGTCTTGTAGCCCTTCTTGGTGATCTTCGCGCTATAATCGCCTGCGCGCAGGTTGAACTCCGCCACGCCGGTCGCACTGGTCTTCAGCCGGGAGCCGTTCACATCCACGATAGCGTCCGCAACGGCCACGGGCGAGCTCGCATTGTCCTTCACAGTGAAGGTGACCTTCTGCGTAGTAACAGCGGTTGCGGGCTCCAGATAAGCGAAGGGGCAGCTGGTACGGTCGCCATCCATGCGAGTAGCGGGATTGGGCAGGGCCCAGCCCATGCGGAACACCACGCGCAGGGCGATCATATCCTGCTGGGCCAGGTTATAGACGATCGCCTTGGTGCTGGGGTCCTGGATGACGCCCTGATCCAGGATCTTCACGGTGATATCCTGGCGGATGGAGTAGACGGCCTGGGAGAAGTCTCCCACAATGAGCTGGGCAATGCTCTGGTCAAAGCTGCCGTTCTGGGGGAAGTACATGGGCGCGCCGTCCAGAGCGTAGGAAGTAGCGCCCTGCATGTCGCTCTTGAAGATGGGGTGGCCATCCGTGCCCTTCAGGCCGCGGAGCTTGGCCCGCATGCCCATCGCGGACAGCGCACCGGTGACCATACGGCCGGACTCCTCCACCTTGGCGATCACGCCGCCCTCACCCATGATCAGGTCGTAGTAATTGGGGCTGGAGCCGGGGGCCACGTTGTTGCCCGCCTGCCGGGCCGTGGTGATGATGTCGGCGCGCCAGCTGGCAGGGCGGTTGACGCCGAAGATCGTGGCGCCGTCCACCCTCTGACCGATGGCCTCCATCACGCGGGGCTGGACTTCGCCCAGGATATCAAAGCTGGCGTCTGCCACCACGGCTTCGGGAATGGGCACGATAACGGCCAGCTCCTCGGCAGTGATGTACACGTTGTCCCACGCCTGCTCGCTCGTCTGCTTGAAGCCGGTATCGCCGTTGACCCAGTAAGCCATGGGCAGCATGTCCAGCACGGGGATACGGGTCTGCTTGCTGGTCATGTTGGGCAGCTTGCGGGCCAGCCCCATAAATACGGACTGCTTGGGCGCGTCCTGCTGGATGGTGTTGATCAGCTGCTCCTGGATGAGCGCTTCCGCCTGCTGGCGGGAAATCATGTTAGGCATTCTTTATGCTCCTTTCTTATTCTGCGCGGCCGAAGAAAGACCGCAGGGCCTCATTGGCTGCTTCCTTTTTGTCATCTCCACCCACCTCGTGGGCGTTCTGATGGGACAAGCCGGTCTTGATGGGCTTCTGCGCCTCAAAGAGGAAGGCCGTGTCCTCCCCCTTCTTCAGCTCGCCCAGCTGCTTGTCCAGGCCGACGATCTCGCCGCCCGCGAAGGTCAGCTTCTCCCGGTCCAGCATTGCCATGACCGCTTTGGTGTTTCGCGGGCCGGCGGCGGCTACCGCCTTTTCCAACGCAAACTCAAATTGCTGGGCCTCCAGCTTTTTCTGCGCGGCCTCCGCCTTCTCCTTCCACGTGGGGTCGTATCCTTTCAGCTTCTTGTTGGCCTCGGTCAGCTGGCCGGACAACGTTTCCACCTGGCTTTTCGGCACATAAGCCCCGCCGGCGGCGTTGACCACCTGGAAGCCCTTCCCCTTGGCAGCCTCGGCCAGCTGATCGTAGGTCAGCGCCTGGCCGTCCGGGAAAAGTTCCTTGAGAAATTCCACATTTGATCTCCTTTCGTTAAATTGCATGAAAAAGGACACCCTTTCGGATGTCCTGAATCAATTTGAGCATAAGAAAACCACCGCCCCATAAGGTTGGTGGCTTTCCCGCGTTTTATTGTGCCAAGTACTTTCGTGTGTGCTCCGTCTGCTCAAAGCGCAGTCCAGTCGCGGTTTTGAATATTCGTAGTGTCACAGGGGCCGGGGTATCGTCCAGCATCCCGGAGCCGCCCTTAGCAGGGTCATGAAACTGCAAAAAGACCATCTCATTGTTAAAGCTCTTCGGGGCTTGAAACACCTTCCGGCTGCTTAGTCCATTCTCAGCACAGTACCGCTCGATATCGTCCTTGTAATCGTTCAATATCTTACACATGCTTACCCCTCCTTGCTGAATTGCAGATGCTTCCCTAGCGAATTATAAATCGCGCTTGATCCTTGCTTGAAACATTTCAATATCTGGTAATCTCCATCGGATGCGCCCAGGCAATTGTAATCTGTACCTGGATGCGTGTGGCCGCTCCACCGGTACCCATCCTGCGCCAGCTTACTTGCTTCGCGCTGCGTAATGTTGACATGGACGTAATCACCACGGACGATCAGGCGCTCAGCGCCCTTTGTAAACATCGAAAACTCATCACCCGTTTTTGCTGTAAGCGCAGCCAAATCTACCATGCCAACAGACTTTTTGGGAACCAATATTCTGCTGTCGTACTCTGGCATTCGGTCAAGGAGTATCTGCTGACGGTTATTTAGACTAACATCATAGTGCAGTATTGCGCCAGGCTTTCCTCTGCCTGTATTCCTCTGCTCAATAGGGCTGTCAATACTGCTTATCGTCATTCTCCCACCGCCTGTTTTTATTATACCAGAACCGGAGGCATTTGCAAGCACCTTCGTCGCTATCTGCTCCCGGTCCCCCTGCCGCTTTAATCCGGTCTGACGCAGGAAATCTTTTTGTGTTTCCTGCCACTGCCGTATCTTGGATGCACTCTCGGATGTGTCCAGGCCAGCGGCAGCCATTGCTGCGTTTTCCCGCTTCCAACGGCGGATCTGCCGTTCTACGTACCGCTGCTGCCGGGTCGCTTCGTATTCGGTCATTTTCTGGCCGTTATACTCGTAGTCCTTTGCCTCAAAGTCTTCCAGCATCTGTTTGCTGTAGGTCTTCGGGTCCCCCTCAAAGTAAGGGGAAAAAGAATGCCTGCAGTTCCATCCGCCCAGGCCCGACCCGCTTCCGTAGCCTGTAGAGCTGACGAAGTCAGGGTACCGGTCCGATTTCCCTGAGCGGCTGAATATCTGCCCCTGCCAAACCGCATGCTCCGGGCGCGCGCCGGCGTGAGCTGTGGTCTCCACCAGATCGCATCCCATCTCATCGGCCAGGGCGTCCTGGAGCCGGAGCGCCGTCTGGTTGACACCGGTCACGGTGGCCCTGCGTACGGCTACCTCCAGCGTGTCGCTGTGCCCGCTTGGATACTGGATGGATTTCACGCCTTTCTGAGACAGTTCTATCACAGCCATGCGTATCGCCGTATTAGAATCGAAGGCCCCGCTGCTGATCTGGAGCCACGCGCGGTCCAGAGCGTCTTCAAACTGCTTGGAGGCCGTGTTGGCCGTCGTGCGGCTCAAATTGACGAACAGGCCGCTGGTCTGCCGCAGGCCGGCGCGCAGGACCTTCTGCAATTCTTTGGAGGCGGCAAGCGGAGGAGGGTCCAGCCCGTGCTCCCGGTAGACCGCCACGTCAAAGGACAGCGCCTTTAACCCCGCCTCTTCCATGAGCCGCTCCAGCTCTGCGGTGGTCTTCCCGGTCCGGGCGGACAGCGCTTTTATCACATAGCTGTGGAAGTTGCCAAGTTCGATCAGGGCTTTCCGCTGATGCTCAGCCGCAGGAATCCAGTAATCGTATGCAGCGATCCGCCTGGCCATATCCGCCAGGATGTCCTGCTCCACCTCACTGTACAGCTCGACCATGGCGGCCGGCAGCTGCTCGATATACTTGGGCTTAAGCATCAGCCCCTACCGCCAAAGAGGTCTTCTTCCGGCTCATCTTGCACCACCATGGATTTTGCAGTTGCCTCGTCCTCTCCGAAAAACCTGACCCGGTATTCCCATTTTTGCCGGACGCCGTCCCGGATTTCCTGGAGGAAGCGAAGTTTCTCAGCGCCGGTGTCTTCGATGATGCTGTCATCGAAATTGACCGTAACCTCCTGCTCCCCCAACCCAAGCAGTTCCGCCACCGCCTGGGCCATCCCGATCAGTGCGCCTTCCAGCAGCAGTTCATGCTTCTTCAGGCTCTGGAACAGATCGGATTTCTCGCTGACCACCTCTGTGGCGGTCTTGACCTCCCCATCCTTGAAGTTGTAGCGGTCCCGGCCCATTCCGCACTTGAAGGACAGCAGGTTGAGCGCTGTCTGCACTCCGGCCTCATGCGCCTCGTAACGCAGCTCCATGTTGTGCTCTTCAATCTTATTTTCGCCCTGATCCACTGAGGGGATCGCATAGAACTCGGTATCATTGTCGTCAAACACCGGCGTGACGCTCCCGTCCTCTTCCATGGCCATCCGCGCCATTGTTACGGGGACCGTGATCCTCTTTTTCCCGAGCCGGAACTCATTGCAGTAGGAATCATACACAAGGTCGAGCCCTTCCAGCTGGTCCAGGGCGTTGGCGTACACTGAGATGCCAAGTGGGCAATCCGGCGCGAAATTATTTGCGATATTCGGCCGGATGATTTGAAACAAAGGCGTTGGGGAATTGGTGCCCACCCGGTCCTTTACATCGTCCGGCAGCGCGATTTCCGTAAGCGCCGTCCCGTTTCGGCGGAACAAATGGTTTTCGATCACATAATGACCGCGTACCAGCGTATGGATATTCAGGTATACCTGCTTTTCCTGTTTCGCCGTCCGCTCACTGCCGAACGCGCATTGCGTGATGCGGCCGTTGTCCCAGGCCAGGGGGTAGACCATCCCGGCACGAATATAATCGATCTTGACCTCATCGCCTTCTTTGCGCTCAACAAAAGCGCCGGTACCAAGCGCAAACGCCTGCTCCAACAGCTGGTTTCCCCTCACCCGGAATTGGTTGGCATCCAGCACGGACCACACCCGCTTTTCTGCGGACTTTTTCTTGAGCGCTATTCCGACTTTCTCGTTCAGCGCCAAATTGGCCCAATCTTCCGCCACCGTTTTCGCCATCCCAAGGCTTTTCCGGGTGCGCCGG